ATGGAAGAAGCAAAAGAATATAAAGCATATTTAAAAGCACTTAAAAAGGCAACTGAGTCAGTTAATAAAGATAAGAAAAAACCTGTACAGTCAAAAAGAATTTTAAATATGACTACATTTAGCGATGGTGGCATGTGCCGTGGTGCAGGAGCCGCTGTAAGAGGAACTAACTTTAAAGGAGTAATGTAATGAAAAAAGATAAACCACTTTCACCTAAACAGAAAAAAATAGCTGCAATGGCTGAGCCTACAGATAAAATTACAGGCGAAGATTTTAAAAAAATGAAAAAAGCAAAAGCTGGCGGTTTAATGGGTGGCGGACATAAAAACTACAAAATGTCTGGCAGAATATAATTTTAGGATCATGACATGGCTACATCTGGGACTACAAGTTTTAATATTACGATTGATGAAACAATCGAAGAAGCATACGAAAGATGTGGCGTAAGAACTAATTCTGGTCATGATATTAAATCAGCAAGAAGAAGTTTAAATCTTTTATTTTCAGAATGGGGTAACCGAGGTATTAACCTTTGGAAAGTAAAATCTCAAACTGAAACTTTAGTCAATGGACAAGCAACATACACTACACCTAATGATTGTAGTGATGTATTAGAAATGGTTGTAACTACAACAGGTGGTACACAACAATCTTTAACTAAAATATCTAGATCAGAATATATTGCTATTCCAAATAAAACTGATTCAGGAACACCGTCTCAATACTATGTTAATAGATTAATCGCTCCAACAATTACTTTGTATTTAGCTCCAGATACTTCTGCAGTTACAAATATTTTTTATTATTACATTGCTAGAATTGAAGATGCAGGAGCTTATTCAAACACAACCGATATGCCTTACAGGTTTTATCCATGCATGGTTTCAGGTTTAGCATTTTATTTATCACAAAAGATTGCACCAGATAGAATACAAGCATTAAAATTATTATACGAAGATGAATTAAAAAGAGCATTAGAAGAAGATGGACAAAGAACTTCTGTTTACATCACACCTAATGTTTACTTTCCACAGGGATCATAATGATAAAAAAAGGTTTTGGAGGATTGATTGTAGAATTAATGAATAGGCCTAATATCAAAAACTTGCTTACACAAGTAAGAGATATTAAATCTGGTAAAAATTCAGCTTTTGGAGGACTGGATATAAGAGGTTTTACTAAAAAAGCTGAGTACGATCCAGATGATGTAGGAGGTTTTCAAAAAACTACAGGACAAGAAATAGTAAAAGCAAAAAACGGTCTTTTAATAAGAGGTAAACCAAAATTGACTAAAAAAGGTTGGAAGTAATGGCATACGCTAAAGGAAAGTATTCACAGTCAATATCGGATAGATCAGGACAAGCTTTTCCATACAGAGAGATGGTCAAAGAATGGAATGGATCATGGGTACATATATCTGAGTTTGAAGCTAAGCATCCTCAATTAGATCCTAGACCTAAAAAAGCGGATCCTGTAGCTTTATGGAATGCTAGACCACAAAGAGCTGCACCAGTAACCGTGTATCTTGATCCACAATATTGGGATGGTCAATTTACTTCAAATGGAATGCAACCTTCAACTTCACCTCTTGAAGAAAATAATAAGAGACAGGTTGGAACTAGAGTAGGAGATGTTACAATAACAATTACATAATATGACTTACGCAGAACTTGTACAAAAAATTAGAGATTATACAGAAGTTGATTCAAATGTTTTAACGTCTACTATTGTTGATGGATTTATTAGAGATGCAGAATTAAGAATTTTTAGAGAAGTAGATGCAGATTATGCAAGAAAATATGCAACATCTAATTTTACTTCAGGTAATAGATATGTCGTTTTACCTGATACTCAAATCATAAGATCTATTCAAGTTATTAATGGCTCAGATAGGACTTTTTTAGATAAAAGAGATACTAGTTTTATTTCTGAGTATAATAATGGTGGGGTGACTGGATTACCTAAATATTGGGCTAATTGGGATGCAAATAATATTGTTGTAGCACCAACGCCTAATTCAACGTATCAAATTCAATTGAACTATATTGCAACTCCTCCAGCACTTAGTTCAACAAACCAAACAACGGATATTTCTAGTAAAGCTCCAGATTTGATTTTATATGCTTGTTTAGTAGAGGCTTATGGTTATTTAAAAGGACCTGCCGATATGTACAACCTATATCAAAACAGATATAATGAAGCTATTCAATCTTATGCTCTTGAGCAAATGGGAAGAAGACGAAGAGATGAATATACGGATGGAGTGCCAAGGGTTAAAATACCTTCGCCTTCACCTAACAATTAATTATTTATAAGGAGTAAATAAAATGGCAATATCACAAGCGATTACAAATTCTTTTAAAAAAGAATTATTAGACGGTGTACATGATTTAGATACAGGTGGAAACACTTTTAAATTAGCACTTTATACATCAGCTGCAAATTTATCAGCAGCAACAACTTCATATACAACAGGAAGTGAAGTAGCCGCATCTGGACAATACACAGCTTCAGGTGGAGTTCTTCAATCACAACAAACTTCTGTTGCATCAGGTGTTGCAATTGTAGACTTTGCAGACTTGTCTTTTACTGGAGTAACTTTAACAGCAAGAGGTGCTTTAATTTATAATGATACTGTAGCGGGAGATCCTTCAGTAGCTGTTTTAGATTTTGGTGGTGATAAAACTGCAACTTCTGGAACATTTACAATTCAGTTTCCTGCATTTACTACAAGTGCAGCTATCATTAGACTTGCGTAATTAAGTTTAAAAAAGAGAGACTAAAATGATATGGCTACTTGGGGTTCACAAACATGGGGTTATGAAAACTGGGGTACACTCGGTGATATAAATGTTACCCTAAGTAGCACAAATCTTTCAGCAACACTTTCTCCAGGAACCGTTACTATTGATAATGAAATTCAAGTCGGTTGGGGTGGAGACACTTGGGGTGAAAATGAATGGGGAGATCTATCAGGAACTTCTCCTCAAGTAACAGGAATTCAAGCTACATTTTCTGTAGGATCAATAACATCATTAGCAAATGCAAATGTCGATGTAACAGGTGAATCTTTAACTTTAACTAATGCAGGAGTTGTAGCAGGTTCATCTGCAGATATTTTATTATCAGGTGAAGATTTATCAATTAATGCAGGTAACAATATTGTTATTGATATTGGTGTAAATGTTACTGGTTCATCTATAAATTCAAATTTAGGAACAGCAACAATTGATGATAATTTTTTAATTGGTGCTGGATGGGGTAGAGATTCTTTTGGATCGTTGGTATGGGGTGACGCTTATTCTGTACAAACAGGATCTGTTTCAGCAACTATTACACTAGACTCTATATCTCAAGTTACAGCTGATGCTAATACTCTTCAAACAGGAGAACAGTTACAAACTTCAGTTGGCACAGAAACAGTTACTGGAGATGCTAATTTAACTTTAACTGGAATTGGATTAACTTCAAATGTTGGACAAACTCAAGGTTTATCGTTAGTAGGTAATCAATTAAACACTGCTGTTGCTCTAGTTGATATTCAAGCAGGCGGTAATGTATTTGTAAATATTACAGAAAAACAAATTAATAGTTCTTTAGCTAATGTAACTTTAGATATCGGGGTAAGTCCATTAGTTCCAGGAGAACAGATAGACTCTGCAATTGGGTCTGTAACTGTTGAAGCAAATGCGAATGTAGAACTTACCAATTTTTCAGGACCTAAATTCTCAGCGCAAGGAAATGCTGCACTTTCTACTGATCAAGCTAAGTTTGGGATATCCTCTTTAGAGTTAGACGGAACTGATGATTCTGTAGACAGCACAACGAATTTAGATTTAAGTTCTACAAACTTTACAATTGATTTATGGATTAGACCTGACAACGTTACAGGTTATAAAGGCATTTGGCAATCAGGAACAAGCACAACAGAACAATCATATTTATTAGGTAACCAAGTTTATTGGACTATAAATCCATCAACAATTATTACTACTTCAGTTACTGTTAATGCAAATGAATGGACT